CACAGGGCTATGGTGCAAGCCCTTAAAAAAGAATTGGATTTATTCAATTCTTGCGATCAAAGAGATCTTTGAAATCTTTGATTTAGCAGCATCTGTTTATTATGTTTTTAGTGTATCTGGGTTTTTTATTTTTGTTTTTTTTCAGAGAAACATGAAAAACTAAACTAGATTCTCATGATTTCATTACACATTTTTCACAAGACAATGATGCATAAAATGTGATAAATCCTTGTTTTGACAGAGATCAAACAAACATGACAACGACAACTTATCTAGATATAAAGCTAAGATATGAGAAGTCTCTTCATCATTCATTTCCCCAGCCAAGTAGCGTATTCAAAATGTAAATAATACCTGCAGTTGGGTGTATTAAAACATCAAAGAGTTAAAACGTGATATGATGACAGAATGACAGAATGACAGAATGACAGAATGACAGGATGACAGGATGACAAAATTCATAAAAAATTCATAAAAAATGCAAACATTTTTGAGTTTGATGCTTACCTCATTCGGAGTCTGAAGAAGAGGAAGAGGACTCAATGTCAGATAGAATACGCTTTTGCACTTTTTTCTTGGATTGCAAGATTTTAGGGACAATTGATTTTCTCTTACGTCCACGTGCACGGCCAGTTGTTTTTGTCATAGGTGTGTTTTTAGGTGATTTGTCATGTTTTTGCACACGTCCTTGACCGCGACCTTGCCCACGCCCTCTTCCAGCCCCACGCATGATAGCTCTTCCCCTAAATCCCCTGACCTTGACTCTTTGGCTAGTCTTGCCGGTAGGTAAATCAATGCTCTCTGATGATTCAGGTGGAATAGTCCCAAACAATTCATCATTTTGATTGTGGTTTTCATCAACAGGAGGGGGTGATCGAGACAATGATCTGGTGTTGTTGATAAGGCCAGGATAAAAATCAAAGTTGTCCCAATGGTATGTGTTATTTTCATTGACTGTGTGACCTTCAGACATGCACTGTCTTGCTTCTAATTCTCTGCCACGTAGGATAAAAGAGAGAAGTCTGTTTGTTTGTGTGACAGCATCACGTGTTTCAACGGTCTGAGTCTGCGCATTAATTTGCTGTGTTGGTTTTGTTGCTTTGATTTTTTCCACAAGAATGGTAAGTGATGACATCTGACGTGAAAGCACAGTGATTGCCTGATTTGTTTCAATCAAGTCTTTTTTCAATCCTTCAATCTCTGATGCATTGTAGCTGTTGGTTTGCTGGAAGTAGGACATTTTCTCTGAAAAAGCACATGAAAATAGGTGTACAATATGAGTAGAGAATGATCAAAAAAAATTCAAAGTATATTAATACACTTATTTATATTTACCTTGAATAGATATGACCATCTCCATGCCCTTGTTCTTCATGTTGTAGAGCACCCCTTTGATATTCTCAAGCTCCTTTTCAATCTCTGCGGACATTTAATGTAGATAGAATGGCGATAAGCATGTACATATGCGTGTGAAATGGACACCTAGAATCCGTGCGCACAACAACGTCATCATGTACAGGCAGCCATCAGGAGGGTGACTAATTCTGTGAAGATATGTGCGCGCATGAGTGTGAAATGGACACCTAGACTACGTGCACACAATCACACCATGCAGTCACGTTATCATGCACCGACAGCCATCAGGAGGGTGACTAACTTGTGGGGATACTTTGTGTATGCATGCATGTGAAATGGACACCTAGACTACGTGCACACAATCACACCATGCAGTCACGTTATCATGCATAGACAGCCTTATAGGAGTGAACTGAGACCAAGCTTACCTGTGACATTATGCCCAGATCCAATTGACCACTCTTCGTTGGACGTAGAAGCCATCAGAAGGTTGTGCTGAATGGACAGGTGTCTATCAAGTATCGATCAGAGCCATAATACTATAAAAATATTGATTCTGATTAAATATTAAAGCTATCGATGTATGTAGAAAGTCGGATTTGACATCTCATTTCATCGAACTTCAAAAAGTGATGACAGAATGGCTTCATTTTTTCATCGAAAAATAAAAAAATAATAAAAGAAATCTATCGATAAAATTCTTATGCTTCATGGTTTTGTTTTTGACTCAAATCAACTCAACCTCTTATCCAGATATACATTTATAGAGTAAAATAATTTATAATACCTGATATGGTATACATAGGATATAAAATAGCGGATGCAATAAAGAATATCTTATTTTTCAATGATTTTGTATGATATCCATGATCTATATTTTGCAAATTTTCTAAAGTTTCTTCTTGTTCCTCTACATTCTTCTCTATATGTTGTTCTTGAGTTTGATGATTTTTATCATGAATTTCTTTTTTATGTGTGATCATATCAGGTAATTGACTTTTCGTGATAATTTCTTCTTTTTTTATTTTTGTTTGATTTAGAACTTTATTTTTATAAAGATGTAATACAGAAAAATAAGTCTTTGTAAATAAATCAGAAGCTGTTTTTGCATCTATTAATAAAAATCCACTTAAAATTCCTCCAATAAAACCACCTAAATGACCACTAATTGTAATACTATCTACATACACAAAATACCAAGATAAGATTTCTCCGATAATAGCAACCACTAAAATAAACAAACGAAACCATCGTAATGGTAGCATAGTCCAATTGATCAATAAATCAGAAAAATTCATTCCCAATAATCCATATGATGCTCCTGATGCACCAATTGCAATAAGCCTATCATTTGGACGATTTATACGTTTTTCCCATCCAATTCCTATTGCTCCTTGGAAAATAGAAAGATTATATAATATAAATATACGCCATTGTTGTCTATGCCATGATGTTCCAAGCATGAATGTCAAAGATGAAATGAGTGAAACATTTGCGATAAGATGAGATACATTTGCATGTAAAAATACATGTGTAAAAAATCGCCATACTTGTACAATATGATCTGTATCTAAACGTAAAAAATGTAAACGAATATCATTGGGATAATATACATTATAAATGATGATATAGACAATTATGTGAGCGGTAATATACCATGACCACATTTGATATATTGCAATATATCTTGGTTTTTTAGGTAATGGTTCTATAGTGATTGTGACCGTTGAATCTGAATGTTGAATCGTTTCTCTTTCTTCTCTTTCTTCTCTTTCTTTTTTTTCTTNTNTTTCTTCTCTTTCTTTTATTTCTGGTCTTTTTTCTTTTTTTTCTTGACTATTTTCTCTTTTTTCTTCTATATGTTCTATTTCTAAATTTGTATTTTTCATATTTGATTTCATACACACAAAATATTTTACAATTCGATATGTTTACAAGACATTGTCTAAAAAAGAAAAAAGAGCGAAATGTTCGTTCCAAAAGTTGTTCATATTACGCGCGCAACACAGCTTTTAAGAAAGCTGGTCCATCTGATTCAAAAGACACCTCTGTAAAATCATTCATATCAAAGGGATTAGCTTGGAGCTTGAAGGATCGATCAGAAAACATGAATACCCCTGCATACCCCACAACGCCATTGACATTTTGCATTAGGCTTTTCACATGCTTGGCGATTTGCACGCTCTTTTCAGGATTATTGGCAAACTCTCGCCTATTGAAAGAATCATTTGGAACATAAAGCATCAATAGATGATTGGCATCAGGGTTCTGAGTGAAAGCTTCAAAAGTGACCTCAAACCCTGATGAAGACAAACGAACAGATTCCATATAAAAATATGCGCCCTTACTTGAACCTGATACATCATCTTTCCAAAATGACTTCAGAACATCACGAAATAGACCATTTGATGACACGGATACGCGAGCCAGCGAACCACTTGATGCACCTAGATGCCTCTGAATATTGACCATCAAATTGATAGAGGTAGTCCTTTCTCGGTCTGCCATGATGTCGCGTGTGTTTTCCACACAAACCTGTAAAGACATCAGTGTAAACATAAAATGAAAATTAAATGATGGATATACACCAGACAACCATCTGGATGCGTATGAAATGGACACCAGACAGTCACGCTATCATGCACAGGTCTACAGGTGTATGTGAAGACAAAGAACACACCTTGTAATCTTCCACATAGATGCGTGATACGTTGTATGAGTCCTCATCATAGACGAATATATCTCCCGTCAAAGAGTAGCCCAATGGAACAAGGATGCGGTCCAGAATCATCTGAAGGTCGCACATCATTGATACATGATTCTTCTTCCTACCAGACCATGCCAATACAGACCCATATGAGGCAAAGTTGAATGTGCATTCATCTGGTTTGGTCATAAGAATGAAACGATGGGCAGTTTCAACCTCAACAGGTGACAATCTGCTGGGTCTTTGAGTGTCGATGCGTATGACCTCGAACTCTCCTTCCAATATGCTCAAAAAGCCCATTGTGAAGTAAGTATATATAATACAAATGTATCGATGAAAGAAAAATGACATCGATAATGTTGTGTAATGCTTTGTAATGATGTGTAATCGGGTGGTAATCCTATGTCATCAGTGGTTTACGATGCTTATTTACATATAAATATTATCGAAATTCATAATAATATTTTATTATATGATGTGCATATTCAAATATTCGTTTTAGTATAAACAATCATTAAGTGTTTGGAAAAACTATTCAAACTCAAAATCAAAAAGATAAAATTAAAAAAAATGAAAATCAGAAAAATTGATAATAGGACGATAAGAACAAAAAAGTATTACAATTCAATACAAGATGTGCTACCATGATCTACATACCCCATATAATCAATTAGATAATTTTAACGTTTTATACTCAAATATAGGTATAGATTTGCAACAAATATTAATACTTATTCAAGTAAATCCACTTTATATTGCGACAAAAATTGTCACCGGTGAGTGGTTGATTTATCATGTATTTTATCATCATATCACTTCTGAAGAAGCTGAAGTTGTCATAAAATTTGCCATTAAATTTGTCATTCCTAGCGTTCTTCGAGATACTATAGATTTTTCAACATGGAGTGAAAGGTCCATTACATTTGATTATGTCGATACATATAATCCTTGGTGTTTTTATGGTACAAATGCTGCACCATATGATACAAAACGTCTTGGTGTAGATAAAAATATTGAAACTTTGGAAGAATTCTTTATTTGTAGAAATATGGATCCTTATGTAGTCATTCAATTGATGATGACAATAATTTATGGCACGATCGATAGAGTTGTTTTCTCTGGAGATTACATAGAAATATTTTACGGATTGTTTTCCTTACACAAAAAGACTATAAAGATGGATAGAATAAGTAGTTCAAGTGAACAAAAGTTTCGTGATATATTTGTAAATAGATTGAAAAGATTGATAAATAAGTTTACCAATATGATTGAAAATATAGAAAATGACTCAATAGAAAATATACCACATAATTTGCGTATTGCTCGTATTATTATTGAAATAAACCAAATAAGTCAAAATGCTTGATTTGATATTTTTTTAAATTTTTCTTTTTTCATATGATAATTTTTTGACAAAATAAATAATTTTTTATTTTTCATTAAAAATATTAATGATGAGTAATAAAACAAAACGAGATTATATTATATACCAAAATAAAGAAAATGTATTACAATTCCTTAATAGTTTACTCAAACCAAAAAAATCGGAGAAAAAACAATATGGTGAAGTTTTTACTCCTTTGAAACTTGTCGATTACATGCTTGACATGCTTCGAAAAAAAAATGGAAAAATCCTAATTTGAAATGGCTAGATCCTTGTGTTGGTATAGGAAATTTCATGTGGAACACGTTTTGATGTATATCTTGTAAGAAATACACCTAATGTAAACAAAACAAAAACACTCATAGAAGATCAAGAAGGAAATAAAATAAAAGTTTATATCAATTCTTGGTCATTTCTTCCAAACGGAATGTATAAAGAAATACTCAAACTTTTTCCCCATAAAAATGAAAAAAATGTAATATCATTCATGATCGTAGTTCTTATGGTAAAGACAAGAATCATGTTCAAGAGAAAAAACAAAAGAATTCAAGTTTCCCGTGATCTATACTATTAATAAAGTTGGATATCCAATACTACTATGGACAAATACAAAGGAGTATGGTCATTATGGTATAGAAAAACTTGTTTTTCGTGTAATGGGAATAAGAAAAAAAGCATTTTCTAATCCATATTCAGATGATGAAGGAAAATCTATTACACAATGGTGCTTTGCATTTGTAGCACCACAACATGAACATAAAAAATATAAAAAAACTAAAAAGTGAAAAAACAACTCGTTTGATTAAAGCAATTGCACTTCGTGATGAGATTAATGTAAAAGCTTTACAGCAATTTCGTTCTTATTTTTGGAAAGATATTGATGATATTTTCAAATAATCGATTATCTTTACCGTTTCTTTTTTTGCTCATTCAGATTTGCATATTTGATCATTTGGAAGATTGTTCCATTGAGTTCCTGACAAAGTTGGTAGATCATTCATGTTGACTATGAAAGTTGTATTGAAAATATGATTCAATCATGAAACAAAAAAATAAATCAAATCAATTTTTCTTATTATGAATAATTTCAAAATCAATCATATTATATCTATTACATATATTCTATTAAAAATCTTATTATATAGTGTTTATTTTAATAATTTAATTTATAATAAAATCAAGAAAAATATAATATATAAAAATATTTATAAATGAGGAATAAAATACTATTTGTAAGATTATTCAATTTGATTTTGTTGATATTTATTGGAATAATATTAATCTTATTTATTACAGATATAATCATAAGAAATAGTAAAAAAAATCAAGAAGAACAATTTGAAAACATATCAATTTTGACAAATGATGAAATAAATATATTAATGAATAAATGCTTACATGTTTTGAGTGATACAAAATGCAATAATATAGCGAATGATTATAAGATTTTACGAGATTCATACAAAAACAAAAATAGTTCTATAAGTGATTATAATCTTGAAAAATTAATTGATCAAACAAAATTAGCAAGGAAATATTTGTGAAATGTATTAATTGATGAGAAATTATAAAATGTATGATGAAATATATACGTGAAATAAATTTATTCAAAATATTTTCTCTTACAATTCAATTCTTTTTCTTGTGAATAAATAAATACAAACTACACAAAACAAACAAACAACATGATCGGAATAAGTGCACTTGTCGCTATTATCTTGCTCATTATCAACAT